ATAAGAAAGTGTTACAGTGCTTCCTTCTTCAATTTTACCATGTACCATAAGTTCAGCTAAAGTATCTTCCACATATTTCTGAAGCATTCTCTTTATAGGTCTTGCTCCGAATTTCGGATCAAATCCATTCTCTGCTATCTTTTCTTTTAGATCCTGAGCAATTTTTACCTTGTAACCAAGACTTTCCAATCTAGGCATAATTTTGTTTATCTCAACATCTAGAATGTGTATAATGTCATTTTTTTCTAAAGATTTAAAATAAACTATGTCATCCAATCTATTTATGAACTCAGGAGAGAATTTTTTTTGTAGCTCTTTCTTTAACAGAATTTCATTCTCAGTTTCTGCTTTATCCTGTTTAGATTTAGTTGTGAATCCCATACCTCCACTGTAGTCTTGAAGATTTCTTTGACCCACATTAGATGTTAAAATTATTAGGGTGTTTTTGAAATTAATTTTTCTACCCATTCCATCTGTAATAGCTCCTTCGTCCAATATCTGTAGCATTGTGTTAAAGATGTCAGGATGTGCTTTTTCAATCTCATCAAATAAAACAATAGAATAAGGTTTTCTTCTAACCTTCTCTGTTAACTGTCCGCCATCTTCGTGACCGATATATCCTGGAGGCGCACCAATCAATTTAGTTGCTTCAAATTTCTCCATATATTCGCTCATATCAACTCTAATAAGAGCGTCAGGATCACCAAACATAATGCTAGCAAGTTCTTTAGCTAATTGTGTTTTACCGACACCGGTTGGACCAATAAAGATAAACGATCCGATTGGTTTATTAGGATCTTTTAACCCCATTCTATTCCTTCTAATAGCTTTAGCAATTTTTTCTATTGCGTGATCTTGTCCTATTACTTTAGCCTTAAGATCTGGTTCGAGACTAATAAGCTTTTCGTTTTCTAATTGTGTTACCTTTTTTAAAGGAATCCCAGACATCATAGAAACTACCTCTGCTACTTTCTCCCCGTCTACAACTTTCTTTCTCTCCTTCATTTTCTTCTCCCAGTCTTTGATTTCAATATCTAGCGATATCTTAATCTTTCTCTCCTGGTCTCTGTATTTAGCAGCAGCCTCATAATCTTGTTTGGTTACAGCTTTTTTCTTATCCTCCTGTACGGTTTCTAGATTTTTCTCTAATGTCTTAATAACATCAGGAACCTTCACATCAGTTAATTGGGTTCTACTTCCTGCCTCGTCCATAGCATCTAATGCTTTATCTGGAAAGTTTCTATCAGTAATGTATCTTTCGGTTAGTTTAGCACAATTAACAATTGCATCATCAGTGTATGTCACGTTGTGATGCTCTTCGTATTTCTGCTTAATATTGGCTAGGATCAATAGGGTTGTTTCTAAATCCGGTGCATCCACTTGAACCCTTTGAAATCTTCTTTCTAATGCTCCATCCTTCTCGATATTCTGGCGGTATTCATTTATTGTTGTTGCTCCAATACACTGAATCTCACCTCTAGCTAAAGCTGGTTTAAACATATTCGAAGCATCTAGTGATCCTGACGCTCCCCCAGCTCCAACCATAGTGTGAATTTCATCTATGAATATAATGACGTTTTTATTACCTCTAAGCTCTTCCAGAATTGCTTTTATTCTTTCCTCAAATTGACCACGATATTTAGTTCCTGCAACTACAGAGCCTAAATCTAAAGTAAGGACTCTTTTATTAAGTAATCCTCTAGAAACTTTTCTTTGTACAATTTTAAGTGCAAGGCCCTCTGCAATAGCAGATTTACCTACCCCCGGATCACCAATCAAAACCGGATTGTTCTTTTTCCTTCTTAAAAGAATTTGAGATACCCTTTCTATCTCTTCCTCCCTACCTATAATAGGGTCTATTTCTCCTCTAATTGCCATCTCTGTTAGATCCCTTGAATATTGATCTAAAAAAGGAGTTTTGCTGCTACCTTTTTTGTATATAGGGTCGTTTAAATTATCGTCAGATTCATCTTCGAAAGCCATATTTTTTCTGTTATTTTAATTTTAGTCAAAAATACAATTAAATTTCGGACTAAAAAAACAAAATGGTTTGCAATATGATATTTAACTCCGCTTTATTGATGGTTATAAAACAAAGGACATTTGCCCCAAGTATCTTCAGGTCTTCAATCTCAATCATTACAAAGTAATAACCTCTATGTTTTCTTCTCCGTAAATAGGAGCTAAATTTCCTACTACGAACTCAATTAGCATCACTTCCGCTGCCTCAGTTTCGTACCTTGCTACATCTAATTTTCCCGACATGGTAGTGCTGAAATCTGCAACATTTGGGATTGAAACTTTACCATCTAAAATGGCTTGTTTGTTTTGAAATAATAGAGTGGATACTTGCGATGGGATAGTCCCATCATTTTGACCCTTGTTATCAGTATATGCCTCTGCTATCACTAAAACACTACCACTTGCTACTATCATACCGCTAGACAAGTTTACCTCTGAATTGATTTTTACTGCTTTCATATTTTTTAATTATTTACTATCCATCCTATTGATACTTCTGCTGTTGCGGCTGCACCTAAATTAATATCAAATGAACCTGCATTTGGCACTACATTCTTAATATATGCAGTTGAGTCATTTGTTCTAATTACCGCCATTACGATTGATGATGTAGTTACTAAGGAATTGGTTACGGTTACCGTTGTACCTGCTGCTGCAATGTTAACAGTACCGCTTGGCTTATTAATGGTTTGGTTTCCCGTTGTACCTCCTGCCGTTATTGTACTATCATAACTTGCCTTTCCTGCACTACTTATTTTGAATCTATTAACTCCTGCTACTTGCAAATTTAATAAATCTGAAGTTCCTCCACTTGCTAAGTTTACAGCAATTACGGTACCTGCTGTTACACCAGTAAAGAATCCTGATGCTGTCCCATCAAATGCCCCCGAGCCTAATGATACAAGACCATAATTAGCTGATGCAGTTGGTGCTACTGATATGCCTAATCTTGAACTTGCTAATTGCGATGTTCTCCCTATTCCTATGTAACCATCACCCGATGCTGAACCAACTGATATACCACTACCATATTCTTGTATTCTAATATGCTCTGCACCTGAACCATATCTACCTTGCAAATAACTAAATCCTGATTGGTCAGTTCCAACCAATAAACCAATTTTAGTACCCGTTAAATTTGCACCTATGAATGAACCATTAGTAATGGCAGTTGCAATACTACTAATAGATATATTAGGTTGATTAACATCTATTCTATTACCAAATGTCGCAGTACCATCATCAGTAATAGTTAACGAATCAGTTGATGCACTATTTACTATTTTTAAAGATGTTGTTGCAGATGTTGCACCACCACCTTTAATATATATTTTCGAAGTTGCAGTTGTTGAGTTAATTCCAATATTACCATTAGCTAATATTCTCACCCTCTCTTGACTTGCACTATATCCACCCGTTGAAAATGTTATAAAACCACTTCCACCTGTTATCAAATCTCCATCAGTAGAAAATGATAATTTTTCTAATCCACCTTGGGTGAAAAAGTATGCCCCGGGCAGCCCAAAAAAAGTTGTTCCTGTTAATTGAAAACCAGCAACCCCAGTTGTATCATTTTTTAAAGAAATCTGAGTATCTCCACCCGCATTTGTATTTCTTAATGATGCCCTAATAGTTCCAGTTGTATTACCAAGTATTGTTAATTTATCTGCTGGTGTATTAGTTCCTATTCCTAACCTATCATTCGTATTATCCCAAAAGAAATTAGTTGCATCACTTGCAAATGCACTACCATTAGAAAATTGAATTGCACCGCTGACGCCACTTGGAGCACCACCTCCCGATGTTCCGCTTGAACCCCCTGAACCAACCCCCGATGTTCCGCTTGAACCCCCTGAACCAACTCCCGATGTTCCGCTTGAACCCCCTGAACCAACTGATCCTGTTTTTCCCCCCACCAATATCTGAACCCCTAAAAGATCCCCATCTGTAAATGCAGTTGGATCAAAAACGCTAACGTAGTTTAAACCTCCATTAAAATTAACATGCATTCCAGATGCTCCTCTAGAAAATGTACTATCAGTAATAAGGCTTTGAACTACACTACCTGATAAAATTCCCCCGCTAGAATTAACCCTCCATATTCTTAAAAAACCTATTACAGATCCTGAACTAGAAGAAGATGCAACAGTATTAAGTGCATCAAGAACCGGTGAAGCATAATCAGTTATGATAGAACCAGATGGTGTATCCCTTGCATTATCAGAAAGAACTAACCACTGAAGATACCCACTACCCGGGTAATCATCATAATTATTCACAGCGTGATAATTTAAAACAAGACCCCCACTTACATAGGTAGGTGGAGTCGCTCCCCCCACCGCATTCTCAGGATTGTAGGTATAATAAAATTCTATTGGTGAATAACCACTTAATCCGGATGTTCCTGAAGATCCTGAAGATCCAGTTTCTCCTGAAGATCCTGAAGATCCTGAAGATCCAGATTCTCCGGAAGATCCAGATGATCCTGATGT